CCCAACCGCCCACGGATTCCTTGCCGTCGTGCAAACGGTACCACTTCTCGATGGTGGCGTCCGTGTAGATGTTCAGACGGCAGACCCGCTTACCGTCCGGGTTGACCAATCCCTTGTCTTTGGTGTACCACTTCTTGATGGCGTACTGCTTCTCGCCGTTTTCGTACACGATCTTGCAGATGTCCGGGCCATTGCGCACCAGACGCGGCCGGTTGCGTACCGTGTCGAAATCGACGATGATGAAGCTATCCCCAAGCTTCACCGACTCGGTGAGGATGTCGATCTGCTTCTCGTCGCCCTGCGAGCCATCCCACACCCGCTCCCAAATCCACGCCCCGAGATCGAATTTCGGCTTTTCCGGCTTCTCTGACTTCGGAGGCAACGGAGATACCGGACCGGTGCTAGGCGGCGTGCCGGGCTCCTGCGGGGAAGGAGAGGGCAACGGAGAGCCTCCCGGAGGACCGGGAGGGCCAGCCGCTACCGCCGGCTTCTTGTCGTCCGAATAGTCGAGGCTGGTGGTGACGCCAACAACTCGGAGACGCTCGACCAGCGCATCGACCACGGTCTCGCAGAAATTCTCGGCGTACTTGAGCATGTTGTGCTTTTCGAGGTATTGTTTCTGGCGGTCGGTCAGCAGCGTGTCGTGGTCCCCGTCGTAGTATTTGGACGCGAGTCCCCACGCATCGACCCGGGCGTCGTCCCACTTGGAGAGCTTGTCGAGTTCGTCCTGTGACCGGGTCGGATCGTCGCCAAGCGCCGCGTCCACAAGTTCGTTGATCTTCTGGTAATCCGCCGAGAAGCTATCTGGCATCGGTCATTCCCTCTTCGTCTTCGGCCGGTCGAGGAACCGACACCCTGTGCCCCTCCGCCAGCAAACGCGCAATCGCCGTACCCGCCCGGGCCGGGAGGTCCATGATCCGTTCAGGGTCGAGGACGACCGTCAAGCCCCGGATGCTCGTCATCGTACCGATCACGAACTCGTCCCAAATATGCGGTTCGGGCTGCTCGTCTGGCGGAGCTTCGATCATTTCGCCATCGCGTTGCTGATCCGGGCTGCCTTCTTCTTGGTCATGCCTTTCTTCTTGAGCGCTTCGTACCTCTGTGGGCTCTTGATAGACGGTCCGGGAGTCTTACCGCCGGGCATCGTGATGGCCCCTCATTGCGTGGTGGGTGATTGCCGCGCCAATCGCCATACCGAATGCGACCAGCGCGGCACCGATCAGGACCGGGTCCACTACCCGACGTTAACTCTGATCCCGACGAGCCAGAGCACGGCCAGAATCACGAGAATGGCGATGAGGAACCACAACCAATTCGGAGCAGAACCCATTTCCGAAACCTCCTGCTTTACGACGGGATGAAGCGTCCCGTCTGTGGTGAATGCCGAGTCCGGCCGCCTCGACCCTTCATGCCCTTCTTGTAGCCGGAAAGATACCGCTGCGACGATCCCGCGTCGAAAGACTTGCTCTTGGCGCTCTTCCGAACGGAGCGGAGCTTGGCTGCCGATGCAGAGCGTGATTTGGCCTCAGCAACGCCGTGGGTGTAGGCTTTGACTTTGGACTCCATCTGGAGCCCCATAAACTGCGTCCGTGCGGAGGTCGCCATCAGCCGATGAACCTCCCCGTCTGCTTGCTGTGCTTGGTCTTTCCGCCCCCGCCGCTCTGACTCGGAGCGGTGCGCTTGAACGTTGGCGTACCGACGCCCCGGGCCTCGTGGTACCCGCCTTGTGGAGTACGTCGGGTGTGGGAGATTTCGGCGGACATACCCGAACCGGCCCCACGCTTCACTGCGGCGGCCTTGCGGGCTCGAGCGGACGCCTTCTTCGCCGTGGCGGCGTCGATAGCCGCACGTGCGTTGGCCGCACGGTTACTGGCGATGGCAGCGGCATTGGCCGCGTGGAACTCGCGATAGCTGAATGAATCCGGGCCGGTCCGGAGTTTCGGTGCGCGCTTCTTCGAGAACGGCATCCCTCGTCTCCTACTGCTTGTCGATGTACCGTGCACCGCGCAGGACGAGATCGCCCCGGCGGATCACATCGTCCTTGGCCGGCGAAATGTACGTGTGGCTCTCCGCGTCTCCGCCCCGTGTCAAGCAGATGTAGCCGCCCGTCGCCACGTCCACCTGATCGTCGTGGGCGTGCGTCCCGTCTTCCGAGAACGCTTCGAGTTCGCCCAAGAATTCCGGTACCCACGCTCCCCGCACGAGGAAGACCTGCCCCGCCTCCGCCCGGGCTGCGAGGGCATCCGCCCGCGTCCACTTGTCCCCGGTTGGCCGGTGGCCCCGGACGGTGTACCCGGGAAGGACCGTACGCTGGTAGTTGGAGATTACGCTCTTCCCGGCGCTGCCCGGCTCCTGCTCGATCCAAATCGGGATGCCCGGCCTATCTGGTGAATCCCGGGCTGCCGTACCCTTGACCAGCGACTCCACGCCGGCCGGGCTGAATCGGCCCCGGCGCATGTCTTCGATCACGATTTCGCCCGTAGGCGTGAGACTCACCTTGGCACCCGCTGTCCAGTCCGGGTCGTTGCTCCCGGTATCCTCTGTGGACGCGAAGTCCCAATAGCGGACCGAGCGTGCAATCTTAGGAGCCCTGTCGATGACCACGAACCAATCACGCTTGAACTTGGTACCCGGCTTCGCCGCCGTCCAGTCCCCGTCCAGCATCTGCTTGCGGAGAGTAGGATCGACCTTCCAGAGCGACTTGGTGTACTCTGCCCGATCCACACTAGGGTTATCGGCAAGCTTAGCCGGGATGAAAGGTCGTCGGCGTCCAGTCTCGTCACGGGGGTAATCGATTCGAGATTCACCGGTCAGTTCATCCGTACGGAGGGTCGGGATGAAGCGCTGCCGAACCCACTCGTGGCCAATGCCTCCCGGGTTCGAGGCCGCCCGGACTCGAAGAGGGGTGCGACTCCCTGCAAGACGACGCACACGGGTGAACAGGTACAGGTATTCGTCGATCTCGAACTGCGTAAGCTCGTCGAACCCGACGTACTGGAACTCGGCGGATTGGTAGCGGAAGCGATCTTTGGCACGTTCTAGGTACCCAAACTGGAGGACAGCGCCCGAAGGGAACGTCCAACGGTGGTCCCGCTCGTTCCATTCGGCGTCGGTGCCGTTAAGCCAACCAAACGCCCGATCCATGATAGCCCCGGGCAGGGCGAGGTCTGTGAATGACTTGCGGAGCAGAAGTGCAGCATAACCGGGCTGGTCCACGTATTGAAGAGCGCCCATGAGCAGGGCATCCGACTTACCTCCGCCGGCCGCGCCTCCGTAGAACGCCTCGAAGTCTTCAAGGAGTAGAAAGGCCGTTTGGGCGGGATGCGGACGATACGGGATGTACCTCGTCAGTTTCGGGGACAGGATCGTGTCCGCCGTCCTGATCGAGGACTCCCGCTTCTCGGAGGAGGCGCGTGACTGCTTCGACTCGCGCCGCAACCTGCTCGATGGGCTCTTCGGCGGTGCTGGTGACAAGCTCTTCCTCCGGGTCTCCGTTCAAGCTGTGGGTGGAGATTCGTTCCTTGCGGGCGAAGAACTGGAACACCCGCCGCTCCAGCAGCCACTGCGTCATGGCCGCCGAGTCTTTGGAATTCGACATAGCGATCTCGAGCGCCCGGTCCGTGAGCTTCGTAACCCACTGGTTGTACGCCTCGTCCAGCGCAGCCCGGAAGTCGTCATCGTCGGCCTGCCACAGCCAGAACGCGGATTTAGAGCACCCGGCGGCCACGGCAGCGACCGATTTGGGGACGCCATTGTGGACGGCGAGCAGGATGCGTGTCCTGACGGCTTCGGTACGAACCGGACGTGAGTCGCCGTTCATGTACGCGTGCGACCTCCGGACGTACCCACGTCCCCAGCCACCCTCCGCACCACGTGAGACGGTGCCCCCGCCACGCCCAAGGACCTAACGCTACCGTGCCGGGATAGGCCGTCCGATTCCACGGGTGCCGGCGTGGCGGGGGTGCGTGCGTCCAGCATCTCCGCCCGCCTTCTAAACGATTCGGCACGCTTACGTAGCTCTGCCAGTAGCTCCTCCGGCACCGTGAGCCACCCTAGCATGCGGGCTGCCTCGTAATTGTCAGCAGCACCGAGTTTGGCCCGAAAGCGACAGGTGGCATTCTGGACGGTAAAAAGGCTGATGCCGAGAGTGTAGCCCGCGTCCTTGCTACTCCCGAAGAGGAGGAGCGCCGCGAAACAGAGGAGATCGTACTGCGTGGGTACCGGACGGCGTGCTTGAGGATGAACACGGCTCGGACTCGCGCCAACAACCGCCTTCGAAAAGGTGTTGGTTGGTACGGGAATATTCGCTTCACCATCCGGTACCCGTAGCACCGCGCGAGCCTACCACGGCTCCCCCGTCCCGGTCAAGATACGGAGACGCCCCGGCCGTCACCGGGGCGTCTGTATCCGCGCTTCGACCCGCTCCGCCCGCGTAATCCGGGAGTCCCAAAACGGATACTTGCGGGTGTGGGCCATGCTCGCGGGTGGTGGAGACCCGAAACCACCCGCTTATGATTGCTGGCGTGCGACCGGGCCATTCGAACCGCTTTGTGGCCACTCTACGGCTCTTAGTCGCCTGTCGTTACCCCGGCGGGTACCTTATCTAGCCGGACCAGCCGTCCACCTAGGAGAAAAAGATCCGCACCTGCGGATGCTCTGGATCGGTGTTGTCGAGGTCGATCCGCCCCGTCTGCTCCCCCTCCTCCGCCAGCGCCACCATATCCTTGAGCGCCGACATCACGTTCTCTTCGGTGAACGTCTCCGTCTCGCCGTTGTCCGTGATCGTGAAGAGCAGAGTCCTAAGCAGTGTCTCCATCGTCGCCTCCTTCTTCGTTTTCGCCATCCGAGAGGAAGCTCGTGTGGCGCTTGACCTTTTCCTCCCGGCGGTAGCCCTCGTGGTCGCTCTTCCAGAGGATGGCCCCCTCTTCGCGAGCGACCTCCTCCTGGTAGTCGATGACGGAGTCCCGGAAGCTGGTAACGCCCGAGAAAACCGCAAGGACAGAAGCACCCTGCTTGGCCGTCTCGTAGACCCGGAGGGTGCCGGCGAGAGCCCGATCCGACCGATCCTGGTATTTGGCCCCCTCGGTAGGGGGACTCCACGGACCGAATGTCACCTTGGCTTCGTCGGGAATGGTGATCTTGAAGTTCTTAGGTCCGAAGACCCGCAATTCTCTCATGTATTCCCTTCGCAGCGGAAAACGGCGGGTCTCGCCTAACGTTTGGGACGCTCGAGACCCGCCGTGCGTTCGTCCTAATTGATCGAGCAGTCTAGATGCCTCTACCTCCTTTCGCATATCGGCCCCGGGGCCAGAGGAACCAGCCGGCCCCGGTGACCGTGCACCAGCATACCACACGCGGGAACGCCCGCGCAATGGCTAACCCGCCTCCCCCCGGAGTCGGCGTCGGCACACCGGGCCAATGCCAAGCTCCCGGGACTCCTCGTTGGTGAGCGCCCGGCCGCAGTAACCGCAACGCCCGACCGTGAGACCGTACTTGGCCATCGCCGCTGTCGGGTCGGCCATGATCTTTTCGACCATCGTCGGCCACGGGCCGATGTACGTCCCGG